TTTGCAGCTTCTCGGCAAGGTACCCATTGGTGGTATGCAACTGATCTGCGATTTTGATCGTGTTGATGATGTGCGTTCCCTTCACCTGGCTTTTGCTGCTGTGGTTGTGGGGGAGGTTCCACCAATCGTCAATGTCCAAAATCAACTTGATATTGTACGCATTCAGCATAGCACGGAACTGCCGATGGTCTTTTGAGGCAATGCCTCGGTTGACTACCAGGTACGAAACGTGTTCCTTCAATTTGTCCAGATCCTCAATGGTTCCAAACTTGACCATATAGCCACGCATCAGCATGTCCTCGTACGGCACCTGGAGGCGGTGGTAAAATACCCCGCTCTCTTTTCCAATAACTAGAATCATCTCAAAGAATATCTGCCAAAGTTAGGGTTCGCCTTCTTGTTGAACACCGCATAGCGGGCAGCGTCAATGGCGTGGTTGAATGCGTCAATAGGTTTGTTGAGTAGGTTCCCGTTCTTGTCCTCCACCCACTTGTAATTTTGTAGCTCTTTGACTAGGTTCTTGCTGCGTGGGGTCACTACCAATTTGTAGCGTTTCAGTTGATCAATGCCTGCCATCACGCTATCGGCTCCCTTCAATGTGGGCTTCACGTTCCACCCGAACTTGTGCAGCTCGTCAATGCTCTTGGGTTCGGCACTATCGGCAAAGATCTCTGCACGCCTATCCAGCCCCAACGATGCTAGGGTATTGTGAATGTCTCGGTTCGTCATTCCCGTTTGGTAGATGTACTCGTCCATGTACAGATTTGTGCCGTGTTCGTACACACCCACGAGGGTGCTGGGATCGTTTGTGTAGCCGAAGTCCATTCCATAAGCCAATAGTTTTGCGTCTGTCGGGATCTCTCCCGTGGTGAATGAGAAGATGGCTGCACGGTTACTGCCCCGTTCTCCCAATCCGTACACCCGCCAGTAGTCCTCATCGGTGTCACGCAGGCGCTCAATCTCCTCAACGATGATTTGATCCAGGAAGGGATTGTCTAGGTACGTGGTCTGATAAAAGTCGCAGTCCTCCCGTGGGATCACTCGGTCGTAAATCCAGTGGAAGGTGTCGGAGGGGTTGTAGTCCAGCACGATCTTTCCATCTGTACGGAAAATGAGCTGCTGCCAATCCTCGTAAAACAATTCGTTGGCCTCGTTGATGTAGAGCATGTTGCGCTTACGCCCCCGTATCTTTTGCGGCTGGTCAAGGGAGATAAACTCGATCATGTTGCCGTTGAGATGGTACTCATGGCTGCTCATGTTGTGATGCTCCTCTCGGTACAAGTCATGCTCCCGCAGGATCTCAAGGAAGTCCCGCATCACGGACGCACGCAGGGACGGGAAGGTCTTACGGCAGATGGTGACTACCTTTCCCGAATTGGTAGCGCAATAATGAAAAATAACCCAGAGCAGGATGTTGTACGTTTTCCCGCTCCGAGTTCCCCCTTGCTCAACTGTTATGCGCTTGTCGCTTTTGAGCAGGTGCTTGAAAACCTTATTCGTCTTGATCCGTGTCAATGACCTCTACCTCAAATTGCTTGCTCGTTGAGATGTCCAACTCCGTGCGCTCCACGTACCCCCGTTTCTTTGCCTTGGTTTTCAAAAAGAAAATGGTTGCCGTGGAGTTACCCTCACGTATCTGCTTATGCAGTTGGCTCTCTACAAAGTCAATGGTCATCTCTCCTATTGAATCGACTGCTGCTTTGTAGTCCGCATCCTCTCGCAGCCATCGGTAATGCGTCTCCCGTGAGATACCTACCGACTTGCATGCAGAGCTGGCAATACCGAGCGATTTTTCCAACGCTTCCAGCATCGCCCTTTTTGTTATGTCAGTTTTGGTCACTTCTTGTATTTTTCGTTTATGATTTTAGGCACAGCGTAGTCCCATTTTATTGAATGGTGCAAACGCATGTGCTTGTCACCCATCGGCTTGATCGTGCAACTCGAAGGCGAGAACATCACGGTGTAAAAGCTCTTTACGTAAGTTCCGCTATCCAGATACAACTCGGTCATGCCTCCCTTGTTTTTCTGCGTGGTCTTTTGCACTAATGATACGAATGGGATAGTCCCCATAAGCAACCCAATGCTCTGCTGCTTGACGTACGTGTTCACGTCCTCATTGATCCTGCCAATAAACTGAAACCTCCTATCCGTAGAGCAAATAAACGAGTTCATGCACTTGCGGAATATAGTTGGCTTTTTCGCCATTCGATTATTCTTTCCCCCTATAAAGTCCCCTCCCTGCGCCATTGAGATTGTAGCAAATGGCGTCTTTTTGTAGAAGTCCAGCAATAAAAGAAAAACCGAATCTAGGTTTCGTGTTGGCGATGGTACTTGTCTCTCATTGCTATAGACACGATACTGAAAGTCGGTATAGTCGTCATCCAGCTCAATAAAATACTTGTACCCTAGCTTCTCGGCAATGTCAAAGCAGGCATTTCGAGCGTATACGATTGCCCTTCTATCCTCAAAGTTGTCTGCTTCATCGAATGTTGCTGCAATGGCTTTCTTGTCAAAGATCTCCACATGCTCAAATTTCTCTATGTACTCGTCTGCCGTTTTGTCCTCGTTGTCAACTACGTAAACGATCTTGCCAGTGTACCCACACCTACGGAGCGTTTTCTCCGTGTACACGTTATTTGCCCTCCCATGTGACAAAATAAAAACCACGAACTCATTCATCTAACGTAACGAGATTATCGAACGTTTCAAATAACTCAACGAATCCATGCTCAATGGCCTTGTCGTAGTCAATTATTACGAGCGCACTGTCCTCCATCAACGACTGAACCTTCCCCTCCTCGTGCGCATAGTATTCAGCGATCGAGCGGTAGTCGAATTGAATGTGTCTGGTTGCAGCTAATTTCAAAAATGTCTTTTTCTCCTCCTCAATATCCGAGGCATCAATCGCCTCAACCAATCGGTTGTATCTGTGCAAGCTCACGAGCTGATCCTCCTTCGGTTTTATTCCCTTCGGGGTGTATATCGGGCTTTCTACTTTGGTAGTGTATTCGCTGTCATCGCTCTCTACGGGCAAGTCCATGCCCCACCTTTCCAGATCCTCGGCCTCCCACTCATTTGCTAGGACGTCCCAGTCCCACTCACCAAATCCAACGTTATCCTTAATGATAAACTCCTGCTGCTGCTCTGGAGTTAACTGGTCTGCAATTAAAATGGGCACCTCCGTAAGTCCTGCTGCCTGGCATGCCTTCAATCGCATGTTTCCCCCCAGTACCACCATATCGCTGTCCACAACGATAGGGCGAAGCTCTAACATTTGGGGAAAGTCCTTGATGCTTTGTACTAGCTTCTTGAACTTATCGTCCTTAATAAAGCGGGGGTTGGTCTTGTTTGGGATGACCTGGGAGATAGGAACGTATTTCATCTCAAGTAGTTATAGTAGCAAAGGTAGTCGTTTATCACACGTGTTGTGCCTTTTTTGTACACCTCCTGGGCAAATAGCCCATCTGCTTCATATAGCATTTGGAAGCGGCTCTTGCCAATGGCTCCTATCTTTACCATAAAGGAGGCGGTGTCAATGTTCCCAACCCGTGGGGATTCCGTTGCCCGTAGGCGTGGCTCTCCATTGCGAAACACCTGCGCCCAGTTCACGAAGTCCTCGTTGCAATCCTTCACCGTTTGATACCAATCGGGGTGGATGATATTGTCATCGTCCAGAAAATACACGTAGTCGTTGTGGCTTGCGCTTATTTGTAGGTAGTCAATCGCTGCGTTGCGCAATGGCGCACCCCACGCACCCCCGAAGTTGGAACGCATTACGTTTATTCCTTTTGGGATGTTGCTCTTTCGTGTGGAGTAGTCCAGCATTACAAGCCACTTGCACTCCGCTGGGATGCTCTCACGTAGGTATTCTAGGTTCTCGGGACGGGAGCAGGGGGTGATGATGTGGATCATTTTGTACGTACAAATTGCACGCACTCGTTGAATGCGTCATCGTTGATCTCATTGCTCTGGAACTCTAGGAAAAAATTGCGACCCTTTCTGCGGTACACCTCATAGTGGTGAATCATGACCCCCGCCATGTCCACATTGATCCTCATAATGTAGTAGCCGTTCAGTACGGCATCAAGGGTGAACCCGTGATAGGTGGTGTTGGTGGATTTCATTTAGATGCTCTTTTGTTAGTTTAGTTCCGAAGTCGGCCTCATGGTGGCAAGGCCTGCACAATGCCATTAGGTTCTCAATTACATCTCGGCTCTTGCTCCCACCCATCCCCCTGGGGTTGATGTGGTGAATGTCCACGGCTCTGGATCCACACACCTCACACGGCACGAACTCCACGGGACTGATGCCCATGGCTTGAAAATATATTTTAGTGTGTTTTTTCAAAACGCTCTCCGAGATAAATTGCCCCCGTTATTTTATCCAGCTTTATTTCGGTTGCTGCTTGCAGCCCGTATCGGTCAATGAGTTGAATCATCGCTTCTTTGTCGGCACGGACGCACGGCAACTGTTCCCATCGGCTGCTGAACCACACCTTTTTTGTCTGGGCTTTTTTGGCTTTCTTGTAACTGATCACCGCATCCACCATCCAGATTGCCTTGCTTGGTTCGCAGGCCATCAGTCAAAGTTCAAATTGTTGTCCGCCATCAATTCACGCAGGCGGTCACGGCAGGCATAGTACGCCTTGATCTCCTCCTCGTGCATTCCATCGTGCGAGTATTTGGTATTGCTGCGCAGCCATTGATCCAATTCCCAAAGGACGGAGTGCATTCGGTGGCCTTTTGTTGCCATGTCAAACTCTATTTGATCGTCTGGCAAGTTGTATTCGAGTGTTGCTTTCATTTTAGTGCTGATTTTTTTGAGACCTTCATATTATCAAGCAATGCAAAAGATATATTCGGCTTCCTAGCCCAGTCATCGTTGTTATCAATCGGCCGATTGGCTGGTACGAGATCCTGCGATGCGTATACCTTTACATTTTTAAGACCGTGCTTTTCGATCAATTCGTCCTGCCTACCTCCGTAACTTGCTGTAAGCGTTAGGTTTTTTGGGATCTCGTTAATTCTATTCACCCAGTATTGCAGTGACTTCGTGTACGCCCACATTTCAATGTCGGGATTGTCATTTGCAATGGCGATCCACATATCAAAGTATGCTTGATTAAAAAAGTCGCCAGCAGCGTGAATGCGGATTGCCTTGCAATCTTTTGGAATTTTTGGGGCGGTTCCGCTTTTTACAAGTTCAAAATTTCTCCAACGATGCTCACGAACGGCTGGGAATCTTTCTGGCGATGCTGCATAGCATCTGTATTGCCCTTTCTTTACATCAAATTTCCCAGTCATTCGATCAACCGTAACCTTGCACTCCAAAGCAAATGGGCACGTAGATCCAGTCGGTAGGTTCCACTCGTAAACCACTCCGCTGTAATACTTTTTATTCTTTACGAATTTTCCTTCCATCTTTATTTGTCGTTCATATTTTTCGAAATTTGATACACAAAGTGTTTTGTTTATCAAAGTTGACCCACAATGGTGTAATTGTCCAGCTCTGGCTCCTCCACTCCCATGAAAAACTCCTTGTACAAAGCGATGGCTTCCTCCAGTTTCTCCTTGCCTGACTGCAAAAAGTCGGGGGAGATGGTGTAGATTCCGATGTCCAACGAGCCCTTGTCAATGGCAATGAAAATAAACTTCTCAATCGGCACGCCAAAGAGGCGGGTGTAGATGTAGGCCTGCATGTCGTACCCGTACTTCTTGGCACTATAAGGGAAGGCACGCAGGTCGCTAGTGGTTTTCAAATCGGCAATGAACCCAGGGGAGTATATGTCGGCTTTTGCTCGGAAAGGCAAGCCCTCAATATACCCGATCTCTGGCACCTCAAAGCTGCATCCCTGGATGTAACCCATCACCGACTCGTTGCGTAGCAAGGCATCTGCGATACGCTGTGCCTCCTTCAATTCCTTTGCGGTGATTATTTTACCGCCTCTTGCTTTTGCTTCCTGCCAGGTCTTTGTGTTCTTGCTTTGCACATCAATGACCTCGTAGTCCGCCATCAGTTCGGGTTGCAATACCATTACGTGCGAAAGTTTACCCACAGTAAACGCATCGCTATCCTCCTGGCCGTACTTCGTAACGTAGTGGTAGGTCTTTGGGGATTGGAGCAGCAACTTGCATGCGCTGGACGAAAGGGCTGAACGGCCTAGATTGCCGTAATAAAAATCATCGTCAAGCATTTGGTCGAGTAGGGTCTCACGATCCCAGGTCGTTCCGTTAAGTAGTTTAATAACTTTCATTTTTGATTGGTTTTTAGAAATTTAGGTAATTAGAATCCTGCTCCATCGCACGTTGGTACAACGGCTCCCAGTTGAATCCTGGAACCATGTCGGGTTGGTACGGGTGCTGATCAACGTCACCGATGCCGTAAGCATCTACAACGTCCAACCGCCAACGCATCATGTCATTCACGGACTTGAATCCTGCCCATGTGGCAAATACCTCATGGTATGACCCAGCAATATCCTCGGGTGCCAGGCCTTGGTTCTCGGCCTCGTACATCAAATCGGTATATGTTACTTGCATAGCACCTGGGCAATATAGGATGGAACAATGAAGATCGCCAAGAGGGCGGTGCTTACGATGAGGTACCACGCCAACCATACGGTAACGTCTTGGAACCAGTTGATAAATTTATCTTTCATTGCTCAACGGAATTAAGGATTTCGTCAATGTTGATCTCCTCGGTTGCGAAGTCAGACAACGCAACGTATGCAAGTTGGGTGATATTTGTGATCTGACCGAATTCATGGTCTGCCCAGTCAACCATTCCCAACTCGGCAATGATTGCAAAGCAATATGCGTAGTAAATGCATGCGCTATCTACCTCATTGTACAGATACTCCTGCAACTCGTTGTAGTCTGCACCATCGTTGGCCAACTCGGAAAGGGATGCTACCTGATCCTCGATCCACTTGTACTTGTTGAATTTCATTTGATTGGTTTTAAATGATACCCAAAAGTAAAAAGGATATTTCACATGGCAAAATTTTATTTACATTTTTTTTGTCCACTGCGCATAACATATTGAAAGTCGCTGCTTTGCGTCTTGAAATTCTTTGTTCATAACCTCATCACTCATGCAGCGTTGCACAAATTCCTGCTGATCTTCTGTGGGTTTAGGTTCTGGGATGGGCATAGTTTAGGATCTTAAATGTTTTAAGTGGTGCGATGTCTATCAATTCAAGGCGGGAGATCACGTCCTGCCTGCCTTCTCTGTTGTACAATTTGTGGTACGCCTGCTGCTTTGGCACAAATTCCTTCACCACCAACCGCTCACACAACGCAAGCAGCTCGGTTCGTGATACCATTGCAAGCCCTTGGATGGCTTCAATGTCAAAGGCAATGTATTCGGCCTGGCCAAATAGCCACCCGTCATTGCCCCTCACGTTGATGAACTCCACCCAGATCTCATGCGGGTAATTGTTTCCCTTCACGTCAACCGAGGTCTGCCCCCCTGGGCGCATCACCCAATAGTCAATGTGGTAATTTATATCCTCGTGTCTTGTGGACTGGCGGCATTGGTAGCCGATGGCAGAGCAAGCGTCAACGAATCGCTGCGCACTCACCCTGCCCAGGTGATCACTATCCGACCACCTCTGATTGCTCACCATAAGCTGAATGCAATGCGGTCAGTTCCTTGATCCACGAGCCCCACAATTTAGGCGAGCAAGTGCAAGGCACGACCATTTTGTGACGGAAGGTACGGGCGTGAATTTTTGCAATCTCCTCCCGCTCCTGGGCGGTCAGCTTATGTTTGCCGATCACCGTCCCCAGAAACTCGTACTCGGTCTGCGTAAGGCACTCGGGTGACTTGAACGGAAACAATCTATTCAGCTTCTCCTTGCGTGCGTCACAACCGCAGTCAATGCCCGTGGCTTCACTAAACCAATCCACCGCTGCCTTGATTCCCGTTGCCGTGGTGATCGTTTCCACAACATCACCCACGCCTTTTGGCTTCCTTCCACGCTTGATAGGTGCCTTCGGTTCGTTCTCTGATTTCATTTTTGGTCTTTTTTAAGGTTTGTCGAATTGAATCCCTGCCAATTCCAGTCCCCCTGGACAGTGCCGAGATAGTAAAGTTCGTGCTGATCTCCAATACCTGGGCATCGTACCACCGAATCGCCTTCATCTCATCACCAATGGCAGATACAAGCTCCTCCCAGGTGCGATCCTCCTCATGGTTGTATTCGTCTGTTGATGCAGCGAGCCACTTGTCCAGCTCGTACATGTCACCAAACGAGATCTTTTGCACCTTCTTTTTAGTGGCCGATATTTTCAAACACAGATTGACGCAAGCCCGATACACGAAAAAGAAATTCACCTTCCCCTCTTGTATGAAGTGGGTCTTGCCTTCGCTTTCTAGCACCAGTAACCGCAGGAAAACCTCTTGCACAACGTCCTCTGCGAGTTCGTAGTCCACATATCCCTTGATGAAGTTAACTAACTTCCTGCGGTTCTGGCGGTAGAAGGTTTCGATCATGTGAACACGGCTTTCATTTGCTCTACTTTGTGCCGTAAAGATATGATTTCCTCCTGGAGTAGAGATATTTGCGTATTTTTTTGCGCAATTCTCTGGCGTAATTCGTTACGTTCCCCGACTACGGCATCAAAATCTGGCAATGTATTGTCAACCTCTTGGTACTTCATGCACTCCCATGCGATCTGATAGGCACGATGGTATGCCTCCGACTTGCGGAAGTCCAAACCCATGTAGTGCAGGATCGTGGCGTGCGTGCGTTTCATCATATCACCCAATTCAACAAGGGTGTAGTGCTGACGGACGGCATGCACGTATGCGCATCGAATGATCACGTTTGATTGCTTGCGGGTTTGATCGTCATCGTGGCCAACTAGTATGCAAAATTCTCGGTATGTCATATCTCAATGCGGTTCAGTAGTTCTTGGTATTTTTTCTTCTCCTCTTGCATCTGATGGTGCAGGGCGTTGATCTCGTTGGTCATCTGGAAAAAGCGCAGCTCTATTTCATTGTGATAGTCCGCATGTTGCTTGATCAGGGTCGCTGCGTTTTCAATGGCCTGGAAGTGCGGAAGCACATCACGGTTGCCTGCCTCGTACAACTCCAAAAGAAAATGCGCTGCACGCTGCACGTCCGTCACCTTGGACTGCATGTAAAAATCAAACGGGAACGTAGCCATGATTCAGCAAATTAGTTCCGTTGTGCAAAAATCCTACGTTTCCCTTCATTGATTCCAGAACGATGGGTTCGGAGTACGGGGTTATTCGTCCTCCCGTTTCCGTCTCCTTCACCTTGCGCACGTGTATGTGAGTGAAACGCCAGTCCATAGGGTGACCCGCATAACGATGGCACACGACTACACAGTCGGCACGGTTTCCCCACTTGCCCCCTCCTTCAATATCGGCAATTCCAACGGGCATAGGAAGGCCAGCGTATTCATGTTTGTCGTGATGCACCTTGCGCATTGCTTCCGTTACGGGGTGGGTGCTTACGATGGTGGTGATTTGGTTGGAGTGGCTGAACACACGGAAGGCACTT